TCTTGGTCGTTGACTTGTTTAATGCGCCTTGTGGACGGCCAGCGGGATTCAAAGGTGGGCCACCCTTGACGAGGTTTGGATTTCCTTTTGGCATATTTGATTTTATTACTTAAATAATTAACGCAGTTGTTGCATTTTTTGCAACCGTTCAATACGGATGTCGTTGAAGTCGTGAATGTTGAAGTTGGTGGTCATCTCTTCGTGAAGTGTTAAAGCGATGTCACCGGCCTTGTTTGGGTTCTCGTGTAGGTACTTGATAGCAGCTGCCCAATCTCCTTTATGTTTTACGGCAATGCAATTATTTTTATTCAGGTGTTGCGAGTATGGTGCTACATCACTTACAATTAACGCACAACCGGAAAATCCTGCTTCTACCATCTTTAGGTTTGATTTGCAGCGATTGAACTCACTTGGGATTAATGGAGACAATGCAACGTCAAATGCTTGATATAGTTTTCCGTATTCGTTAGGCGATTGTGTTTGTAATGCGAATCTTGCTTTAGCGGCTTGTGGGTATCCTCCAATGTCTGCCACGTAGGATTCATAGGGTGAAAGGTCAATCTTGTTTTGGATAAGGTCTGGAAGGTGTGATATGCCGGCCACGTAACCAAATCGTACCTCGTCTGCTTCTTGGCGGGTAATCTGCCATTGCGGGTCTGATGGGTCTAATCCGTTTGGGATGATGTGTACGTTACGGTTTACCTTCTTGATTTTATCGGCTAAATACTTTTGGGTAGTCCAGACCTCATCAGCGAAGTACATCGAGTTTACTATCCGTCCTGATAAGTTTGCTTTATCGTATGTTGCTTTTGATGGGTGGTCTAATGCCAGGTGCCACCAATCGTCATTGTCGATTATTACTTTTTTGCCTGTTGCTTTACATATAGCGAAGAAGTTAGAAAATGATTCCCCGGTGAACGGAAGCGCACGAGAAAAGATAACGTGGGTGACTCCTTCCCAATCGGCTTCAGGGATGGGTTGCTTGTAGTTAATTATCTGAAAGTCCAAAAGCCCTTTCTCCTTTAACAGAGTGAAGGGCTTGTAGATGCGGTGGTACACAACCCCGGAGTCCGGGTCACCAATACATAATACTTTCATCGTAGGTAATTATAATAACAAAGGTAAGCATCAAGGGTCTTGACGTTCCACTTAGCCATTTGCTGAGCAAACAATCCATCTGCTTCGTATTCTGTTCCGAATCTCGCTTCCCCGATTGCATCACACCGCACCATAAAAGAAGCAGTATCTACTGTACCTACTCGTGGCTCTTTTGTTGGATGTAATCTTGGTTGGCCGTTCTTGAATACCTGTCCCCAAGTGATAAAAGGATAGGATTCGTTTTTAACGGCTTCGTACCAATCCGGGTGAATTATATTGTCGTCATCAAGAAAGTAGATGTAATCGCCTCTCTTGGCCTTTAGCGCAAGGATAAACTCCATTCCTACATTCCTTAGCGGGTGTCCCCAACTACCGGAGACGTTAGGACGCAAGTAAGTAATTCCATTTGGGAAATGTCCTGTTGCTTTCTCGTCAACGACTACCGTCCACGTGCAATCCTCCGGGATGGTTGCCTTGATTGTTGAAAGGTTCTCCGGTCGGGAACACGGTGTAATGATGTGAATCATTTGTTCAGCTTTTTTAGGTGTACGGCTTTCAGGAAATCTTTTGATAACTCAACACCAAAGTCGGCTTCGTGGTGACATTCCCGGCATAGCGCCATTAAGTTCTCTGGCGTGTCCATAAGTTTACTGCCTCCCATACCACGAGGTTCAATATGATGGATGTCTACGGCTCGCCTGTTGCAGACTTCACAAGGGATAAATTCTAAAGCAGACAATCCCATTGCCTTCAGGTAAACCTTAGTGTGATTCTTCATAATGCTCTCCGGTGTTTCCGTTCTGCCCAATGATATTCATTCGCTTATTGAGTTCCTCTTCTTCGTCCTGCCAGCAAGGTTGGTTATCGGACTTCTTGTTAACGAACCTTACCCACATCTTTGCAGCAACTGCTCTGCGTTGTGGTTTGAAAGGATAGACGCCTCGTAAGCGAGCCATTGCTATCCGCATAAATTGGTCTTTCATTTCTCGTTGGTGTTAAAAACTAACAATTCGTTTTTCAGTTGTTTTATATCTACTTCTGGTAAATTAAGAGCATTGTAAACTTCAAACTGAAATTCACTTATTGAGTTATCAAGTACAGTAATCACGTGGTAATATACTCCTATTCTATTTTCCAAACTATGTCCAATCTGGTCTATATGCTCTAATAGATTGGATGGTACTCGTAAAACACATACGGCTTTCATCTCTCGGTGGTGTTATATGTTTCGTTGTAGTATTCCTCAGCAGTTCCAGTGTAACGAACTATAAAAGCATCTTTAATCTGCTCCTTCTCATTTTTCAAGAGCCTTCTTGCTTGCTCTCTCAAAACATAGATGCTTCCATTACCATCAATAAGCATTTCGTTCATCTCATCAATTAGTTCTTGCATTGCTGTTTTCATTTCTCTTTAGTTTTAAAGATTAATAAGCATCCATAAGCCAAAAAATGTATGGATAATTAACATTATACCCTCAACTACAACTTGTCCTATGAAGTCATTAATGTTCTTACCTCCCCTTTGAGGCGCTTTTATTCCATTACTAATACCTTTAAGTATTAGGAAGATTGCAATTATCTTAATCATTTCTCGTTGGTGTTAGTCATTAAAAAAGTTTGAAATCAATACCGTTAACCATATTGGCGAACTGCAAAACAATCCCAAAGCAATACTGTCAGCTAAAGGTTTGGTAAGATATGAGTAAGCAAAAAAGAATAACGCAATACCAATAGCAAATCGTAACCCTGCGTGATTCTTCAATCGTGAAAAGTAGTTTTTCATTTCTCGTAGGTTTTATAGCAGTAGTCATAGAAATCTAATTCGCTTTTAGATTCTACATATTTAGGGTACCAATTTTCAAGCACTGTTATATATACACTATTTGGTGTACACATAGTTCCCGTTGGGTTTTGCTCTCGGTAGAGTTTATCTGCAGTAGCGATTAACTCTTCGTGCGTTTGTGTTTTCATTTCTCGTTGGTGTTAAAGGTTTTGATTATCCATCGTGAATACATACCTCGTATTCGCATTTTTTACATTTTATAGCGGTAAAGCAAGAACCTTGACCAACCTTGAAATCTGAGCCTCCGCAGCTATTACAATAAATCATCTCTGCTGGGTGAGTATCGTAACATTGCCCAATATGAAACTCTCCATTATTTATATATTTTAGGTTAGCTAAATTATTAGGGTCGTGTACTTGTTTCATTTCTCTTTTGTGTTAAAGGTTTCTTTTTGGTAATCTTCAAACTCCTGCTCAATCCCTTTGGTGGCATTGACAAACGCATTGTAGTACGCCTCGCTCATATACAGTTTCTCTTTCTCAAGCATCCGATTCTTGATTGCAAACCAAGTCAACTTATCCTTTGGCGTGCCCCAAAGCAACTGGAACAATTCTTCAACTGGGGTCATTTGTCTTTCTTTTGGATATAATCATCAAACTTTATAAATGCTCTGGATAAATCAATTCCAGCGTCAAGATAATTAATCAACTTACCGATTGGGTCTTTATAGAAATCTTCGTACGAGTAATAAATATGGGCGCATCCATCCACTAAATCTTTGTACTGGCTAAACCCAATCATCACCCTATCGTTACCCTCATCACTCCAAGCTACAAGGTATCTGCTTTGCGAATTGGGAAACATACCCCTTATATCTATATGTTCAATTACTGTTTTCATTTCTGCTCGTTTTTGAAATAATTTCTAATTGTGGTATCAATCTCGTTCAACCTCTGCTCTGCGGACAGACCGCTATTCTCGGAGTCAATGATTTGACCGACTTCATCAAGCAGATGATAAAGCGCCATCAGCTCTTGGATGTGTGTTTTCATTCGATGTCAAGGTTGTTTTGAGATAAAATCTGATGCAGTAGTTCTCGGATGTCGCTATAACATTTGTGTTCGCAATCATTCAACTGCTCGTACTTTATCTTCCCACGAAGGTCTTGGTCTAATCGCCAGAGGACGTACTTAAACATCCCTCCGCTTAATGCCTCTTTAAACTCCTGCTCTTCGTCAGGTAGGGTAAATTCAATAATTGCTTTCATATTTATCTTGCCAGTAGTAATCGCACCCTTCATCTTTTATGGGTACCTCAACAAACATCGATTGGTAAGTTCCCATTGGTGCGGTGAATCGGTAGCACGTTTGTTTTAAGGCGCAACCCTCTCCCGTGCATTTGGTTATGTCAGTCATTGGTGTTAAATTTTATTTGACTACTCGGTGTAATTCCGAATTGTAAGGGTCAAAGTTGACCGATGATGGTATAGTTGTCAAGCTCGGGGTTGTCATTTCCCAAGAAGAACTCCTTGTATAATTCAATCGCCTCGTGCGCCTTCTGCTCACCTATCGCTACAAACTCAGGGGACACGGTGTAAATCCCAATATCAAGCGATGCTTTGTCTACCGCAATAAAGATAAACTTATCAATAGGCACTCCGAACAACCGGGTGTAGATAAACGCCTGGAGGTCGTACCCGTACTTCTTGGCGCTATAAGGAAACGCACGGAGGTCGGTAGTGGTTTTAAGGTCTGCAATGAAATTATCCCCAAGGATGTCTGCTTTTGCCCGGAAGGGCAACCCCTCAATAACTCCAACGGCAGGAACCTCAAACTCGCAGCCCTGAATGTAACCCAAGACGTGTTCGTTGCGTAGTAGGGCATCGGCAATCCTACGTGCTTCGTTGTATTCTTTCCTTGTTATGATTTGTCCGCCTTTTGCTTTGGCGTCCTTCCACATATTCGTATTCTTGCTCTGCACGTCAATGATGTCGTACTCTTGCATCCGGTGCGGCTCTAGAGCCATCAGGTGAACCAACCGACCTACCGTGAATGCATCTGATTCATCTTGTCCGTACTTCGTAACGTAGTGGTACGTTTTTGGTGACGAAAGCAGTAGCTTACAAGCTGAAGAAGATAAAGCGTGTTTTGCAAGGTGTCCGTAGTAAAAGGAATCATCCTGCATCTTTTCAAGGATGGTGCCTCTGTCCCAAGTGCTACCATCTAATAATTGAATTATTTTCATTGCTTGTTTATTTTGTATGCTGCTCTGCGGGCACGTTCCTTCTTCGCTCGGCAGAACTTGCAGTCCGACCTTTGGTAGTACACGACCTCGTTTTTGTTTGTGCGTTTACAATGCGTAAAATACTTTGCGTCTACGACCTCCTTGCAGTCCGTGCATTCACGGGTTACGAGTTCTTTGAATATCCTTTTCATTTGCAGTAGATGTATCCGAATGTTGAATCCAGAGTTTCAGGAACCTCTTCGTTAACGCCTACAACCCGGAAGGGGTAGGTGAATTTCTCATTGTAGCAGACGAACTTTGCCTGCTCCCATTGCTCGTCAATATCATCACGAACAAGGACAATGTCCCCGGCCTTCACCACGAAAGGTTTTCAGCACGGAACTCCGCACGTAAGTACAAGGGAGAGATGTCAAACTCTTCGGGGAAATTGATTTCCCTTGGCTCTTGAATGAAACCACCGTAGAAGTGATTGCCGTCCGGGCCTTGCTCAAAGGCACCGTCTAATTCTAAGCGCCAATCGTAGAACTCTTCTACGGATTTGAATCCTGCCCAAGCAGCAAACGCCTCGTAGAAAGCAGTTACGGTATCGAAATTATCCTCCGGCCCTACACCTTGGTCTGCCGCAGCATCCATCAGGTCAACGTATGTTACTTGCATAGCAGATTCCATAAAAGTTGAGGAAACAGGAACATCACAAAGATTGCGATGGAAGCAATGACAAACCACGCCAACGGCACGGTTATGTTAATGATGAGGTCTTGCAGTTTTTGGTTCATTGTTTTAGGTGTTTGTTTCGACAAACATATAAAAAAAAACAATACACCAAACATTATAGCAAAAAAATTAGGGCCGTAGCCCCAATTCTTTACCATCCCTTATATGTATGAACCCAACTTCCTTTTCTACCCAGTGCTTTCTTTTGAATTCGGTTGTTGCTGGAAGTTGCTTCTTTATCCATTCTATTTTGATTCCCGCTATCCTAAATACCCAAATACCTTTTGGCGTTGAGTTAATGTAGATGGGATTCGTTTGATACTTGGCAGCCCGGGACATCAGGGCATCGTACTTAATCTTTTCAATAAGCAACTCGTCATAATGCGTTAACCGGCACTTTAACTCAATTTCAAAGGCGTGTTTGGCGGAGAAACAATCCCAATGCGAGAACGCCTCCTCGCTCATTGTCAAGTCGGGCAGGTAGTTCTGTTTAAGGAACTCAAATAGCTCCTTCTCCTTCATAGGCAGTATACACGGAACGCAGCTCTTCTACCCATTGCTTCCAGAGTTTCGGGTTGCATCCGCAAGGAACGTGGTACGTGTGGTTAAATACTCTTGCGTGGATTGTTGCAATCTCTTTGCTTTGGTCGCTTGACAAGGTGCTTTTGTATTCCTTGTAGAAATTGTCTAACCATTTGTATTCAGGTTCCTCAAGGCATTTAGGATTCTTGCTTGGGAACAACTGATTTAACTTTTCCTTCCGAGCTTCACATCCGCAGTCCACTCCGGTAGTTTCGGCAAACCAATCTACTACCGCCTTGATACCTGTTGCTTCGGTTATCTGCTCAATGCGGTCACCGAGTCCCTTTGGCTTCCGCCCACGTTTGGTATTCGTTTTCGCAACTGGTTTTAATTTTGTCTCTTCCATTTTTTAACGTGTTATAAATCGACCTTAATGAAATCTTTGTTGCCTCCGACAATTTGCGTAGCGATACATCCCCATCGTGGTATATGGTAAAGAGTTTATTGTCGTACCAATCCCATTTAGATACCTCGCCTTTAACGGCATCTAAAAGCACCGTAAGCGCTTGGTCTGACTC